TCACGGACGCTTCTCCGAGGGCTGCTGCTCCACCCACGCGCGCACCTTCGCCGGGCTGAAGCGGTAGTTGCGCGTCCCCAGCTTCACGAATGGGAAGCCCGTGTTGGCCCGGACCTGCTTCCACACCCAGGCGGTGGACACGCCGAGATAGGCGGCCACCTTCTCAGCTGACCAAAACCCCTCATCGGGCACGGCCGCCAGCCGCGCCCCCTCACCGGAACTGCTCCCGTCACAGCTCATGCTCACCTCGTTGTCGGACTCTGCCGTGGCGTGTGCATCGCGCGCGATGCACGCAGGAGGCCACGCGGAGGAACGAGACACGTCGGGGAGTGCTGTGGCGCGACCCCGTCTCAACACAGGGCGGGTGTCCGCCTCGCGGGATGGTGCGCGGTCGATGTCGGGATGCTCGTGCCCCATGCGAACCCCACCCAGAAACAAAGAGGTGCTCCGCCGACGGACCTAAGAAACGCCGACGGAGCACCGGAGGGCGGGTGTCCCGACATCACTCGGGTGCACCGGCCTTTTCTGGTAGCCAGCCGCACGATGGCGGAGGCCAAGCTCGATTTGGGAGGCGATCCACCGCTTAGGTCACTGCTTCAGCGGACCGCTGGAACTGCGCAATACCTCAAAAGGGGTAACACCAGTCAGGCAGCCGCGCAAGTGGGCATCTCGCGGAAGACCTGAGCACTACATGCCGGCGGGGCGATAGCACTTGCCCTTGTGCTCGTACTGCTTGTCGCCGCACGGCGCCTGCCGGTCAGTGGCAACCCAGCAGGCCCCATTGATCAGGCGCTCACTAGCATCGGGGTCGCAGTCCTTCGTCTTCTGCCCCTTGAGCGGGCGCTTTGGGACCTCAATCGACATCTCAGGTGCATCGGGCGTCGAGGCGGCGAGAACGAGGCCGATGGGCACATGCGGCGGTCGCGTCGGCGTCGGCTCCAGGGCTCCGCTCGGCATCATGATGGAGCCCAGGATGGCGGCGGCTGCGATAACGACGGACACGTAGCCGCTCTTCAGCGTGTTGGTCCAGGTCCGCGCGAGCACTCGCCGGGCTCGCCTCCAGTGTCTGCGCGAGCGCAGGATGGGACCGCGGGGCCGAGCTGGGGCGCGAAGGTGCGCCATGGTGGCGGCCAGTTCGCTGCGCGTGCAGGTGGCCTGCACCATCGCCTTGGCGAGGCTCAAGGCACCCTCTGCGACGCGAGCCACGTCCGCGTCGGATGCGTCCTCTGACACGTTGGCCAGCCGGAAACGCACGCGCGAGGGCGCATGTTCTGTCGCTGCTCGCGCGGAGACGACCATGTCCACATCCACGTCCGGGTGGAAGTCCGGGCGCCGTCCCGTTGCGTGAAGGTCGAGGGACGGGGCGCCCGTCTTCGCATCGCGCACCTGGTACAGGCGACCCAGCAGAATGCGTCGGTAACGGCGGATGATGATGTCGAGCAGTCGCTCATGGCTTCCTGCACGTGGGGCTTTCGTGCTGCTGCCGCCACTGCGCAAGGACACCGACACCGGGCCCTTCCAGATATTCTCTGCCTGCCTCATTCCGCCCCTCGCACAGTCGCTCGCTACGCGGCCTGGCCGCTACTTCCTCGCCCGGGTTTTCTTCGTCGGAGCCTCGGTGGACTCTTCCTGAACAGCCTTGAGGTGTTTCTCGTAGCTCGCGAGCTGCGCTGGCGTTGCGTCCTTTCGCCAAGCCTCCTCCGCCCAGTGAAGCAACTCCTCGATGACCTCGTTCCGGCTGCGGTCCAACGTCCGGGCAATGGCCTCCAGTCGATGCCACTGCTGGATCCGGAGACGCAGCGGGACGGCACGGATGGGGTTGTTGCTGTGGTCAACCAGTACAGGGGACATGAGAACCCTCCGGCGCACCGGGCCGGTTTCAGCGGATCCGGAGTTCGCAGAACTGTTGCGAACCAACTATGGTATCGAAAATAGTTCGAGTCAAATCGGAAGTAGTTTCGGTTTTGGTACTACTTCCAGTTCGACTTGCAGGCGGTTGGCGCCCCTTCTTGGGGGTATGCCTCCTCGTCGCCCCCGGAATCCGTCGCCCGAGCTGCAGCGCCACCGGCAGGTCCGCGCGGACTACCTGCGCGACTTGGCCCATCTCCAGGGCGTGGCCGAGCCAACGCCCCAGCCGCGCGAGATTCCACCCGAGGAACGCTGCCCGACCTGCGATGGCCCGACCTTCATCACTGGGTATGGCCGGGTGTGCAGTCTGGGGCTGCATGACGGGTGAGAGTGTTCATGCCCCTGCGGAGGAGTCCGCAAGCGCTATGCTTGGTCTCCTGGGAGGGACTTGCAAATGCTGAAGGTGTGCTGGGGGGCGGTGATGCTCGCTGCCGCCGTGTTGTCGTTCGTATCGCGAAGCGCAACGGCCGCCGAGGAAGGCGAATGGGCTGAATGGGGTACCGGTGGAGCATCGGACTCGGGCACCATCGGCGTGACCGCGCAGGCTGACGGCGGCAGGGACGTTCCTGAGCCAGCCATGATGAGCGAGGCCGCCGACGACGACCAGCCTTCTTCCATGTTGGAAGGGCGTGATGCTGGGAGCGCCAGGAAAGGGCGTGCCGGCACATTGGCCGCTGATGTGAACGGCTATCAAGATTTGCGCTGGGGAATGAAGCTTCCAGAAGTGCAGAGGCGTATGCCCGGTCTCGAGGAGTCATCCCGAGGGCTGTGGGTGAAAGAAACCGTCGTGGCTGGGTTTCCAGCATTCATTGGGCTCGCGTTTAAGAATGGCAAGCTCAAGGAGGCGACCGTTCAGTTTTCGAGAGAGATACCTCGGGGCCTGAGTCGCGAAGAGCACCGGAGCGCGATAATAAATGCTCTCACCAAGAAGTATGGTGCTCCGAAGAAGGAGGAGGGCTTCCTGGGTGAGCACCAGACTTGGTCAAACGACCGGATGACCATCACGGCATCGGATACCATTCATGGCTACACGGTGACGTACACGAGCCTGCGCCTCCTCAAGGAGGTTGAAGAAGTCTCTCCCGATGGACTGTAGCGGTCACGCCTCTTGGCGGAACCTCACGCCGTCGAGGTTGAACTCCGTCGTGCTGCCGGAGATGGGTGTCACGGCGCCGTCGGACGTGATGCGCACCCGGCCGAAGAGGGAGCCGGAGTCGACGAGCAGGCGCTGCTCATTGAGGGGGCGGTACCCTGGCGGCAGCACGAAGGCTGCCACGCCGAAGGTGCCGTTCCTCATCGCACCGCCCAGCACCACGTCCCCAGCGCTGTTCTTGTAGTAGTTGGGGTTGCGCGGGGCTCCGACGCCCACCCAGCCGGAGGAGCCAATCAGCGTGGCATGCTCGTAGTCTGGGGGCCGTGGCTGCGGGATGACGCGCGTGGAGTCGACGTAGAGCGTGTATGCCAGCGCATTCGCCTTCCCAACGTAGAGCTGGCCGTAGCGAGCGCCTCCGGGGGCGGTGACGCTCGCGCCACGTCCCAGCTCCTGCCAGCCGGCGCCAGCCTGGAGGCGGTCGACCTCGCTGATGCTGAGCAGGTTGAAGTTGCCATCCAGCCAGGCAATCCACAGCAGGCCCTGATAGTTCGCGCCCACGCCCTCGGGGCCCCCGCGCATCAGCGCGCTGGCGAAGTACAGGTCCCCGGGCCGCACCGTGAAGCGTTGACTGCCCAGCTTCGTGTCCACCGCCGTGGGCGCAAGCCGCACGGCGCGGACGCCGCTCAGGACGGTGGAGGACTCCGCAAAGCCGTCTACGCCCCAGGTCCCGGGCGAGAGTGCCCAACCGTCCGGCGGCAGCTCAGGGTCGGACTGCGCCTCGAAGTCCGAGTTCGTCGGCAGCGCGGCATAGGTGACGGTCGGCAGCAGCATGGACGGCGCGACATACCGAGGCTCCAGAGTTACTTCAGTGCTGGACGGCCCTGCGTTGCCCTGCGCGTCGCGGGGGATGACGCGTGCGTAGTAGGCGCGGCCCGCAACCAGGTCCGCCACCTCGAAGCGCGTCGCGCGGCTGTTGGCTCTAAACGTCGCCTGCGAGGGGGTGAAGCTGGAAGAACTGCTGATGTGGAGCTCGTAGGAGTCCCACTCGGGCCCGGTAGCCGCTGGCGTCCACGCGAGGCTGAAGCCGTTGACGGTGTTCGTCACCGTCAACCCGGACGGCGCGGACGGCCCCGTGAATGGAACGCTCGGCGCGACCCCCGGCCGCGACTCCTTCGACGCCCAGACGGCGAGGCTTGTGGACGGGCGCCCGCGCAGCTCGAGCTTCGTGCGCGCCTCGCCGCTGGAGGCCGCTTCGAAGTCGACGGACTGGATGGCCAGCGCCTGCGCGGAGTCGAACCGCACGCCGTCGGGCTGGACCTCGATGAGGTCCGACGGCTCCAGGTACCAGTGAATCCCGGGGAGCGTCAGCGTCATGCTCAGCGCCGATTCGGAGAGGTCCGAGAGCCCGGCGTTCGCCAGGCGCAACGCCTCCGCCCCGGTGTCAATGAGGTCGGATGCCTTCAGCGCAACTCTCATCCACCGACGCCCGACGAGGGCGATGCTCGCGGCGTTGCTGACCTCCACCGTCTTGCGCTTGCGCGCGCCGGTTGCGTCGAGGTCCGCCTTGTCGGAGTACACCACCTGCACGACGTTTCGCACGTGCTCCAAGCTCTGTCGCACCGGGGACGCGTCCAGGTAGTAGTCCGGACTGTAGCTCGCGACCGGCGTCAGCGTCGTGCGGTCAGGGCTCCAGAGCGTGAGCGCGAAGGCGTTCGCGTCCGGACGCCAGCGCATGCGGACGTCCCAGCCAATCTGCTCGGCGAGGAAGCGCAGCGCATCCAGGATGGGCTCCTGCTTCTGGGTGTATGGCCCGCGCACGCTGCTTGGGTTGACGGGCGTGTAGAGCCCGTAGCTGCCCATGCCGTTGTCGTTGAGGATGGACTGGATGATGGACTGCACGGCGACACCAGCCGCGCTGCCGTAGTTTCTGTCCGTCTCGATGTGCGTGTCCTGCAGGACGCCGCCGAGGTCCCGGCCGCTGAAGGTCATCTCCTCTGGCCCGGGGTCCACCTCGTCGATGCGACCGCGCCACGCCTCCGTCCACGAACTCGACGGCACCAGTTCCCGAGGAGCTCCGAGTGGCGCCGCGGCCACCTCGATGCGGAAGTACGCGCCCGCGTGAATGAGCGGCACGTACGCGCCGCCGCTCGTGTTGAGGACGCTCGCCACCACGAGCGGCGCCAGCGAGAGCCGAGCGCCTCCAGGCCCGTTGCGTACGACCGTCACGCTGGCGGTCGACACGGGCGCCTCGATGCTGTCCGACCACGAGGCGCCAAGGAGGTAGTCCCCGCCCAGCAACGTCGAGAGGTCCACCCACGTGGCGTCGCGCTGCACCAGCACGCGGACGTGCGACGCGAATCCAGCCCGGCACGAAGCCAGGGCTGAGGAGCTACTGGAGAGCGAACGCATCAGGCAGCCTCCGGCTGTTGCAACAGTTCGAAGTCCATGTACTGGCCCTGCACCCGCGCGCCGTCCTCGTCGTACTCCATGGCCTGCGCGTCGAGCGCCTGGCCCAGCACGCGGAACGGCCCCGGGATGCCTGCCCCGTCAGCGGTGTGATACGGCAGCGCCCCAAAGGGTTGGCCAGCAGCGCCCCATGCGTACCACTGGGGGATCCACGCGCGCGGCACCTCGTAGGGCAGCAGCACCAAGTCGTCGATATCCAGGATGCTCGGGGTGCCAGTTTCGGCTGTGCGGTTGGAAACGGAGAGCGCGCTGGGGGTGACGAGGCCCACGCCCAAACCGATACCCGTCTCGGCAATCAGCTCATCAGCCGCCATCCACTCCTCGCCGTTCAGCCAGGTCTGGTTCCCGTTCGCGTCGACGACGACGTGCGCCCACGCTCCAGCGCTGAAGGCGCCCCTCATCCACGCCCCGACGAAGTACCTGCCGGTGGTGGCCGTGGCCCAGGTGACGGAGGCGCCGGCCGCAAGCGCCAAGCCACCCGTGCCGTACCGGGGCGTGGAACTGCCGGGCCCCACACCAATGGTGCCCACGGCCGTCCCGGTGAGTCCCTTGCTGCTCACGAGTCCGGCGTCGGCGTTGGCCTCGAAGGACCAGGAGTGTCCGTCGCCGTCGATGAGCCGGCGCAGGGCTTGAGCTTCCGCCATCGACATCGGCGGCGTGCCGCCTGCCCAGGTGAAGACGCGAGAGCGGGTGCCGCTCTGCGCCCACCCGCTGAAGGTCCGCACGCGCGGGCCCAGCAGCGTGGGCTTCTGGGTGAGCCCCTTCGCTGCCGAGCACCGCACCTCAATACCGCTGAGGGTGAGATAGGCCATGCCCCGTTAGAAGGGGCGGGCCTCGCCTACGCGTATCGTGAGCCGATGGCGGCAGCCGTGCCGAAGAGGCGAACGCCCGCCTTCCGCTGCCGGTCCTCGTAATCCTGCCGGGCCTTCGCCATGGCGTCGTCGAGGTCGAAGCCGGTGATGTTGTACTGGACGGGCGGCATCGCCGCGGCGCTAGCGGCCCCGCCACCGGAGCGAGCCGGCAGCTGGTCGAAGAAGTCCCGCAGCCAGGGGAACAGGCTGAGTGCACCGTCTCCACGGCTGATGGGGGGCAGCGCCTCGGGCGCGGGCGCCGTCGGAGTCGAGGGGACGCCAGTCGTGGGTGATGGCTGGGTGCCGGGCGTCGTGTTCGGACCGTCCTGCTCGTCCTGGGCGTCGAAGCGACGGAGGGCCACCTTCCACAAGTCGGGCACGTTGCTGAGGGCCTCGTTCACATCCTCCAGCGCGTCCCGGTTCTTGAGCACCTCCGCCGTCTCCCGAGCCTTGGCCATGGCCGCGTCCCACGTCAGGCCCTCCAACTCCTGGATGCTCCGGGCCAGCGCCTCCGTGTCTACCTTCGCGCCCTCCATCGACTTGGCCCATCCCTTGAGGAATCCGAGCGGATGCGCGCCGAAGATGGAGATGTCGCCCAGCGCCCGAAACACGGACTGGATGGCGGAGACGATGCCGTTCCACGCGGAGCCCAACCCCTTGATGATGTAGAGGATGGCGATGGCCACGTAGCGGAGCACCTGGAACAGTCCCTTGAGGACGTTGTCGAGCAGCCACGCGGTCGCCTTGCCGATGGCGTCGATGGCGGGCGCGAGCATCTTCAGCACCATGCCCACCAGGACGATGATGGGCGCAATGCTTTCCATAGCCTCCCCCATCGCCTCCATCGATGGTTGCACGACCTCGACGATGACGGACACGAGGTAGCCGACGCCGCCCATGATGGTGTCGAGCCCGGTGGCGGCCGCACCAAACAGGTCCTTCAACATCCCGATGACGCCGTTCAACACGTCGATGGCCGAGGCCATCTGGTCGGACCCCATGACCAGTTCGCCGATGGTAGCCAGCAGCGCACCCCACCAGCCGCCGGCCTCGAACCCCTTCTTCGCAGTATCGATGATGCCGCTGATCTCTCCCAGCCCTCCCAGAAAGCCGTAGAGGAGGTCCGCCTTCGCAGCAGCAGCTGCTGCCGCTGCTTCCTCCGCAGCCTTGCGGATGGACTCAGCGAGTGCCTTGGCGTTGTCCTCCATCACCTTGGCATAGGCCTCCATGGCCGGCGAGCCCAGCCCTCCGCGGAGCCGCTCCGCGAAACGCTCCGTTCCCTTGTGACCTACCGCGGACACATCGATGCCGTTCTCGTCCCCGGCGCCAGTCCGCAACGTGGCCTTCGCGTCACCACTGAAGAGGGAGTCGAGCAGGGCCTTCAACTCACCCATCTTCCCCTTCCACTCCTCGACCGTCTTCGAGTTGAGGACCGCCGCGACGATGTCCTGGATGCCGGAGAGGGAGTGTTGCAGGCCGAAGCCCACCGTATCCTTCACAGCGCCAGCTGCCGCCTTCGCCCCGTCGGCCGCCTTCGTGGCAATGAGCACCGCGCCCCTGTTCAACTCTGCCGTCGCCTTCGCAGCCTTCTCGACGAACGCATTCCCGCCGGCCGCCAGCGCCTCCATAATCCCCTTCTTCAACCCCTTGCCGGTGAGATTCTCCGCTGATGCCAATGCCTTATCTGCGTTGCCCATGCCGACCGCGCGCGCAATAGGACGAAGAACGCTTGCGCTTTTGGCCACCAGGAACGCGACGAAGTCGAGTGAGCGGTCCACCATCGACTCAACGGTGGAGGAGAGAGCGCTGAAGGCGAGCCCGAAGACATTGGCCAGCCTCATGGCGACGTCGGAGAGGCCCGCCATCATCTCGGAGACGGACTGAGACATCGAACTCCATGCGTCCTTGGCCAGGTACTTGATGTCCCCCCACGACTTGTAGACGCTGCCGACGAGGAGCGCGATGCCCGCGAGCGCGGCGACGACGGCCAGGATGGGGATGGCGGCGGTAGCGAAGCTGACAGCTATCCGCCCGACACCGCCCAATAGGGATGGGACAGACTTCGTGAAGTCCGCCGCCGCGGAACCCAGCCCGCCGACACCGGACTTCATGCCGGCCAGCGCCTTGCCGATGTCCACCTGGGCCAGCGTCTGGAGGGATTGGAGCGCCTTGCCCGCGCCCACGCCCAGGTGCGTGAAGACGGGCAGGACGCCCTTGCTCAACTCCAGGAAGATGCCGAACCCCTTGAAGAGCCCCTCCATGGTGCCCGCCAGCTTGCCCACGGCGCCGATGCCGAGGCCCAGCCCGGCCACCCACGCTGCCATGGAGGCCGCTGCGCGCTTCGACTCCGGCGAGAGAGACTGAAGCTTCGCCACCACCTGCTCGATGACCTGCGCCACCTTCTTCACCAGCGGCGCGAAGAGGTCGCCGAGCTCGGCTGCGAGCGTGACGAGCAGTGCCTTGATGCGCTCAGTCTGCTCCTTCATGGCCGCATTGGACTCGGCGGCGGCCGCCACCGCGGCGGCGATGCCCGCGGCAACGACGGCACCGATTTTTCCGACAGGGTCGGTCGCCTCCTTCACCTGCTTGGCAACCTTCTCCGCGTGCTTCACGAACTTGCCGAGGTTGGCCACGGCCTCGCCAATGGACGCAGTGACGGCGATGTATAGGTCTCCGACTTTCAGGGCCACGGCGACTCCAAGGGAATTGCGGCCTACCGCTTCGGCGCGGTCGACGGGCCGAAGCGGTAGACGGTGGTGGTGGTGCTTGGGCCGCTTGCTGGCGCGCCATGAGAAGCGGCGGGGTTCTGCTGGATGCGCCGGTCGAACTCCTCCTTCTCCAGCGCGCTGTACGCCAGCAGGGACACGACGTCGGACCAGGCCCAGGAGCGCACTTCCTCCGGCGAGCGGTGCATCATCTTCGCCACCCCGTAGATGGCCATCAGCTCGGGGTGGCTTCGGAGTTTCCCTTCTCCTCCTCCACCGTCTTGCCACCGAAGCTGGAGGTGAAGTCCTTGGCATGGTCCAACAGCCAGGGCTCCAGCTTCACGGCCTCGAGGTCCTCCTGGCTGTTCAGGTCGAACACGCGGCGCCGACCGCCCGGGTGGTACAGCGAGGCGATGGCGACACGGGCCAGGAAGTAGATGCCGGCGTCCTCGCTGGTGGGCTTGCGGTCCGCGTCGATCTCCCCCGCCTTCTCGCTCAGCTTCAGCACGAGGGTCTTATCGCCCGCCGACGGCTCGCAGAGGTCGTAGTCCGCGCTGTCGATGGCGATACGTTTGATGAACTTTCGGGCGGTGCCGATGGGCTTGCGATACTGCGGGACGTCGCTCATGTCTGCCTTCTCCGGTGCAGATGGTGTGGATTGAGGAAGGGGCGACTACACCGGGACGGGCGCGCCCTGGCCGGTGAGCGAGACGGTCAGCTTGTCCACGTCGGAGGACGGGCCGCCGGAGTCGAAGGACATGACGCGCACGGCGTAGCGCAACCCCTGCTCCCCCTCCTCCGCGGCGGCGTCCCGGATGATGGTCAGGTATCCCACCGCCCCCGTCGCGACGAGGGACTCCATCAGGTCCTGCGCGGCGTTGCCCCGGTGGCGGTGGCCGCTGACGTTGATGCTGATGCCGCGGAGCGTGGTGACGTTCTTCTTGTAGCCGTCGCTGCCGAAGTAGTTGGCGTCGATGCTGTCGATGCTCGTGGAGACGGAGCACTCGGTGACGCCGTCGAGCAGTGTCGTCGGACCGAGGACGCCGGCCGCCGTCGCGGCGAAGTGGATGTTCTGGGCGTAGAGGACCTGGGGTTCAGCCATGACTCAATTCCTTTCACTTCGGGGGAAACAGCTCCTTCAAAGCCTGCTCAATAGCCGCCTTCACGCCCTTGCGGCCGACGGTGCGACTGCGGCGGAAGGCCTTCTTGAGGAAGTGCGGCTCCGGGTTGACGATGTCCCGGTCCCAGTGCACGCCTTCGTGGATGGCACCGGCCGCGTGGTGCGCGTAGCCCGCCACCCAGGTGACGGAGAGGCGCCGGTCCATGTGGTACTCGGGCCCGTCCAGGAAGCCGGTCTCCGCGAGCGGACGCTCCGTAGGCTTCTCGTTCCCGTGCTCGTCGTACTCGACGGCCCTGTCCCCGCGCGGCACGTCGAAGAGGGAGAGGTCCAGGGCGTGACGGACGGTCGCGTAGCAGGCCTTCTCCAGCCGGCCCAGCACGCGCTGCGGCTGCTGGCGCAGCTTGAGGAGCGGGGCGAGATCGAGCTTCACGCGGACGGGCATGCTCAGGGAGAAGGGGCGGCCGTCCGGCGTCAGCCTGCGTAGCCCAGCGTGACGGTGAAGACGAAGCGGTGCCGGTGGTTGTCGCCCTCGCCCAGGTAGGAGGGCAGGCCCTGCGCGCGACAGGAGACGTAGCCGGGGACGGACGCCAGGTGCAGCGCGCGCCAGCACCCACGGGCCAGCGCCTGGGCCTCGGGGTAGTCGCGGCCGCGCACCAGCACCTGGACGTCCCGCTGCAGGTAGCTGCGGCCCGTGCCCATGTAGTCCTCGGGCGCGTCGCCCGGCACCTCGCGCACGGCCACCGCGAGGGGCGGCGCTGGCATGGGCATGGGGCCTCTGTAGAGGGTGGGTGGGGAAGTCGTCCGCGAGACGCCCAGCGCGGCCGAGTCCAACACCTGGGCCACGTGGAGCTCCACGTCCGGCAGTTCGGCAGCCATCAGACGTACACCTCGTAGTGGTCCGTCTCCCCGCGGATGTTGGGGCACGGGGTGACGCGCAGCGGCCGGCGCCGCGTGTCGAGGTCCCCCGGCGTGGTGCCGGGCAGCCAGAGGGCGTCCCCGGGCCGCACCTCCACCGTGGTGAAGAGGACGGCCTCGGAGGTGGCGTCGGTGCCGTCCGTGGTGACGAGGCGCTTCGTGCTGCCCTCGAAGCGGCAGGCGTAGACGGTGGGCGCGGAGAAGTCCTCCTGCCCGCGGTCGTTGACGCCCAGTAGCCGCGCCAGGCCGAAGCGCTGCTTGAGGCGGTGGCCCAGCAGCATCACGCCGCCCCCTGGCGCGGGCGACGGTACCGGGCCACCAGGCGCCGAGCGCGGGCGGGCACCGCGGGCAGCTGCCCGTCCTCGTCGGTGGCGCGCGTTAGGGACGTGCCGCCGATGGACTCGGAGACGGCCTCCTCGGCGCCGTCGCCGTGGACGAGGGCGCCCACCACCATCTGCGCCGCCAGCTGGAGATCCGCCGGCAGGTCCACCTGCAGCGCGGCGTCCAGGGCGGCCTGGCCGGGCGTCACCCAGCCCGCGTCGTACGTGACGACGAGCTCGCCCGTATCCTCCGTGTGCAGCGGGGTGGAGGAGACGCCCGGGGACCAGGTGCCGGTGAAGGGCCATGCCTCGCCGCGCGCCACCACGCGGCCCATGACGGCGGACTCCAGCGCGTAGGCCGTGGCGGGCAGCTCCGCGCCGCGCACCGCGACACGCGTCACTTGGCACACGCCCCCGGAGCGCAGCCAGAGGTAGCGCCCGCCCGCGCTGGCCACCGACTCCACGACGCCCACGCGCCGGTGCAGCGGGTAGCCCACGTGCGCAGCCAGCGTCAGGGACGCGGCGGTGATGAGCAGCGGCAGGCGCTCGGGGTCCGCCGCGTCGCGCACGGTGGCGGGCAGTTGGGTGGCGATGAGCAGGTCCTCGACGGCGGGCATGGGGCACCTCGGGGCAGAAAGAGGGCCGGGGCGGCGCGTGGCCACCCCGGCCCGGGTAGGCACGGGAGGGGGGAAGGCGTGCCCGCCGCTACACGGGGAGGCGGTTGGAGCCGCCCTGCACCAGCACCGCGCCGGTGAGGAGCGTGGGCGAGCTGCCGCCGGTGAAGGACAGCACCTGCTTCACGCGCAGCTGGTCGTGGTCATCCCCCATGAAGGAGAGGTCCAGGTCCAGCTCCACGGCGCCGTCCACGGAGGTGGCGACGACGGAAAGCGTCTGGCCGTCGCGGTCCACCACCGTGGCCCACGGGCCGGGCGCCCCCTCGTCGCCCGCGGTGCTGCCGCGCGACTCGAAGGTGAAGGTGGCGGTGAAGCCGGTGGGTGCGCCGCCGGCCGCGCCCACCGCGACGGCGAGTACCGCCGAGCGGAAGGCGCCGGTGTCGATGGCGGGGCCCTGGACGGTGCCGGCGGCGCGCGCGGCCGGCGCCAGGGCCAGGGTGTTCGTCTTGATGTACGCGCCGATGTTGGCGAGGGAAGGGTGCATGCGAGTGCTCCGGGTGAGGGTGGGGGCCGGCGCGAGGGCGTCGGCCTAGTAGGTGACGCCCGTGCGGATGGAGAAGGCCTTCGGACGGCGCACCTGCCAGTCGCCCTCCTGCACCCCGCGCAGCGTCTTGCGGTCGCGCTTGAAGTCGTTGCCGTTCTCGCCCATCTCGATTTCCAGCGGCGCGGCGTTGCCGAAGTACAGCTCCTGCGCCAGGCCGAAGCCCATGAGGTTCTTCCCCGCCAGCGTCTGCGTGTGCCCCACGGGGAAGCCGTTGATGGTGGGGTTCTGGAGGTCCTGGAGGCCAGGGAACACCCAGCCGCCGGTGCCCGAGGAGGCCGCGTCGCGCAGGCTGGAGAGGTGCATCATCGTCGTGGACGTCATGAAGTAGAACGGGTTGGCGCCCTCCAGCGGGATGTTCGCCTCCATGACGTCGGCCACCATGGACTTCAGGTCCGCCACCTTCTGCTCGATGGAGGTACCGGAGATGGCCTTCTTCGTGATGCCCGGCGTGTTGAGGATGCCGGTGGGCGTCTTCGGGCCCTTGCCCACGAGGCCCGCGACATCGAAGGCCAGGCCCATGGCGCGGCCGACGTCGGCGGCGAGCTGCTCGGCGGAGCGCAGGCTGCCCTTGCGCATGAGTCCGTTGCCGATGCGGATGGTGCCCATCGCCTTGAAGGCACCGAGGATGAGGTCGCCCGTGTCCAGGTCGGACTCGCTGGCCTCCTCGTCCTCGCCCTCCCACTGCACCTGCACGCCGGCGTTGATGGCGCCGATGGTGAGCTTGGCGCCGTAGCCCGACTCGATGCGCGGGCCCGCGCGCAGGAGGATGGAGGCGGGGCGCAGCACGTCGATGATTTCCTCGCTGCGCGACTCGCGGGCCCAGAGGTTGCCGCCCTGGGCGAAGACGGACTCGAAGACGCCCGCGGACTTCACCTTCTCCAGCCACTCGCGCAGCGGCTGGTTGAGGGTCTTCGCCTTCTCGCGGCCGGTGAGGTCCTCGTACTCCAGGAAAGCGGACTTCAGCCGCACGCCCAGCGCGGCGAGCGACGGCTGCTCCGTGTCGAACAGGCCCTTGTACTTCAGCAGGGCGGGCGCGCGGCTGGGCGCCGCGGGGCTGATGATGGCGGGGCGCGCGGCGAGCGCGGCCTCGACGTGCTTGGTGATGAGGGGCGCGAGCGCGACCTCCACCACCTGGGGGACGGCGGCGGGCGCGGGGGGCTTCGGGGCGGCGGGCATGACAGCTCCTGCGAAAGGGAAGGGTGTTGCGTCCAGGGGGAGAGAAGGGGCGGCGGTGCGCGCGGCTACTTCTTCTTCGTGACGAGGTCGCGGAAGTACTTCGTCACCGCGTCCTCGCCCTCGGCGGGGGCGTCGCCTTCCTCCTCGCCGCCCTCGCTCTTCGTCTCCTCGGACGCGGGCGCCAGCTTCGCCACCAGCTCCTTCAGCTCGGCCACCATCGCCTTCGTCTCGGCGATGTCCTGGGCCATCTTCTCGAACGTCGCCTGCACCTCTTCGGGGGTCGCCATGCTCTTCAACCTCTGCGCGGAGCGCTTTGCGGGGATGCCGGTGATGGACACCTCCAGCAGCTCTGCCTCCTGCACGTCCTCGCCACCCCTCTCGTTAGGGCGGGCGGACAGCGTGAGGTAGCCGATGGAGCACGCGCGGAGGGTGCCGGCCTGCACCTTCTCCGCGCACAGCTTGGACAGCTCGCCCACGCCGTCGAAAACGGGGGACATGAGCGGCTCGCCGCCCTCCCACCAGATGCGCGCACGGCCCACGGGCAGGCGGCTGGTGGCGCTCGGGTCCTGGTGGCTGTGGTCCCAGAAGAGGGGGACGTCCGTCTCCCCCGGCGGCAGGCGCAGCGCGCCCGCTGCCATCCGGTCCCCGTCGCGGTCGTACTCCTCCGGCGGATCCACCAACCGGAAGACGGGCGGCGCGCTGGGCTGCGCCAGTGGCGCGGGGGCCGGAGACTCGTAGAGCTTCAGCTTCAGGGCGCGCGTGCTGCGTTTGGTGCGCGAGCGTCTGTCCATCCCCAGAAGAAGGGGCGGCGCCTGGCGCTACAGCCGCCCCTCTTCGCCGCTGCGGTCGCGCGGCGGGTTGGGCGTAGCGTTTGCGGAGGCCGACTGCGGGTTGTTGCCCCCGCCAGCGCCGGGCAGGGGAGGGGGCCGCTTGCCCTCGAGGAGCGGGTCCGGCTCGTAGCCGGCCAGCTCGCGCACCTCGTTGTAGGTGAAGGCCTCGGTGGGCTGCGTCGTCATGAGGCGGAAGACGCGCTCGAACTCCTGGGGGCGCGGGTCCTCGTAGTCGAGGATGGCGTCCCGGTCCACGAGGGGCACTAGGCAGTGCTGAAGCCAGGAGCGCCAGAACTCCAGGCGCGGCAGGACGGCGAAATCCGCGAGGGTGTACTCGGCGCTCTCCGCGGTGGATCGGTTACTGGATGTGAGGTCGCCCACCAGCTCCGGGGGCACGTTGTACGTCTGGCGGATGAAGTCCAGCAGGCCCTTCTTCAACTCCTCCGTCTGGAGCTCCCGGAAGTTCACCTGCACCTGGGCGAGGCTGACGCCCGCCGGGGCGAACCACACCTTGCCCGCGCTGCCCGGCCCGGCGAAGGCCTCCTGGTACTTCTTCTCCAGGTCGAGCACCGTCTCCTCGAGGTCGGTGCCTGACGACTTCGCGTCCAGGCCGACGATGGCTGCGGGGATGCCGCCGCGTTCGAAGGTGGACTTCGTCGCGCGGGAGATGGCCTCCACCGTGTCCAGCTCATCGCCCAGTGCCATGCCGGCGCCCGCGCCGCGGTCCTCGGGCGCCTCCGGGTCCAGGTGCTTGAACCAGAGGACGTCCGCTTCGGGCACCGCGCCGATGAAGGTGTTGTGGCTGAGGAAGAAGACGGGGTTCTCCGGCGTGGGCGTCATCATCACGCGGTGCGGGGGCACCACCTCCCACCCCACCACGCGTCCGGTGTCGTCCCGGCGCAGCCATAGGAAGGCCTCGCCCACCAGGTCCACGTGCACCTGGCTGAGCTTCCGGAAGGCGCGGCCGGGGTAGCGCGGGTGCGGCGCCTCCAGCAGGCGCAGCAGCTCGTGGTCCGGCAGCTCCACCAGCTCACCGGAAGCAGTGGCGTCCTTCAGCGCCTTAGTGCGCAGCCGGGGGTTGGCGGACTTCAGGCGCTGGTCGAGCACGCTCAGGACGCCTGGGCGGGCGCGCTTGTAGACGCGCCAGCGGGGTGTGGCCACCGCCTCGGCGACGGTGTCCACGACGGTGCGCAGCCAGCCGTTCTCCTTGTACGCGCGTAGCACTTCGCGACTGCCCCGGCGCGGGCTGAAGCTGACGACGGGGAGGGCATGGACAAGCGAGCCCTGGGGGGCGGGCAGCAGGCCCAGGGCCTTGAGGGCGCGGTGGAAGAGGGAGGCCATGCGCATCCAGAAGGGGCGGCGCTATGCTGGCCCTCAACCATCGGAGTGGGGGAATGATTTCAATCGCACTGAATACTCTTGATGTATTTTGCACTGCCGTTGCGGAAGATTTTGACGCTCTTCGGTCCGGTCGGACCGTTGCACTGGATTCCCTCTACTGTCCGTACTGCGCCGACCAGCGGCGAGTGAGGCTTGTATTCTTGTGGCATGTGAATGATCCGCTTGGAAGGCCCGACGAGCCAACACGCAAGATCGTTACGTCGAGTGCAGATTTGTTTCGACAGATCAAAGAGAGCGTTGCGCCGCATGCCAATCAAACAATCTCTCTTTGCGTTTTGCTATTGTCAGTCGGATTTCAATGTTTTTTCGGATCATTCACACGTTGGTCCACTTAGCGTTTGGGGCAATGCCCGTTGATTGTTGCGCCCTGCTGCGCTGCAGGAGTCGACCCATCATGGATCATGAAAAGTTCAAGAATGTTGCGAACGGAATTCAAAGTCTTGTGTTTGCAGTTGGTGCAGTCGTCACCGCAGGGTGGGCGATTTTTACCTTTACTGCTTTGGGTTCCCAAAACAAGGCGGCCGCCGAGCAGTTGGAGCTAGAGCAACGTATTCGTCAGGAGCCAATGCTACAGATTGAGCTGTCAATGCAGCAAAGCCCGGCGTTGGTGGAAGACCAGCTCTTGCGTATATCTGCCGTACTCAGGAATGAAGGGAAAAGAACGCTTGCGATCGGCCTGATGGATGGTCCACTCACGATGGTAAGAGTAGATGTGACCGGCGGCCATATGAAAGTCCTTTCCTCGCCGCTGAATATGCAAAACATTAAGATCGAATCCAACGGGCAATTAACGTCCATAGAGCAGCGTATCCTTCGGCCCGGTCAGAGTCGTACCATTCCCTTCGCGGTACGTGTATCAGAGCCGGGCGACTACTTGATTCAGTTTTCAGGCGCGTACGCCGGAGTGGAGCTCAGAGCCGGTGACGTGGTTGATACGAAAGATGTGACGATCGAGGGATTAGCTCAAATTTTCGTCCACGTGGCCGCAAAATCTGCAAGATGAGCCGCAGGCCTAACTGGAATCCAGCAGTGAACCAGAGCCGTGAGGTGATAGTTTTTTCTTCGGCTTGGCGTCAGGGGTGGGCTGCTTACTTCTTTCTGTTGAACTGTAGAAAAAGCCATTTTTGAAGCCGCTCCTTAAGGCAATAGAAGCCAATGCTGCCCCTATGTGGACTAGGCGACTGGATGCTGCCTATTTGGAGTGTATCAAGGATTTTGGCAATGCGGCAATCCATAGCAATGACGGCGATATAGCTGTGTGGGGGCATCGCGCTAGAGTTCTTTGCGCATGTTCAGGTGACGCTTGATGCGCTGCTGGAGTACGTATACGAGGAGCCCGCTCGCGACAAAGCGCGCCTGGAGAATATGAAGTCTGCCGTTGCGGCAGTGGTCCCGAGTAAAAAAGTGATGTGGCTCTACTCCTCGAGCACCGCGTCCTCCGTCCCGCGCTGCCGCCCGGCGGCCCCCGCGTTGCGGCGCTTCGGGATAACGTAGAGGTAGATGGGCCACGCGAAGGCGTCCGCTCGGTCGTCTCTCGCGTGGCCGCCCTCCTGGCCGGTGAACTTCGCCAGCTGAGCCTCCAGCTTGTCGTGCTTGCCCACCATGTGGACGAGGCCCGCCTTCGCGTAGGAGGACACCGGCGCCGCGCGCTCGGCCTTCGACTGCATGGCGCGCTCGGTGAGCACCTTCACCTTCTTCACCGTGCGGATGGTGCTCTTCACCATGGAGCCGCCGGTGTTGCTCTCCGCGAACACCCATGCGTTCGGCTTCCCGTTGGCGCGCTTCTTGGCGAAGGGCTGCCAAGCCTCCAGCGCCTTGATGGCCTCGCGCGCCCAGACCTCGGGCTCCGGCGTGCGGAGCGAAGCGTCCTGCAGGACGTAGACGTGGTCCAGCCCGTCCGCCTCCATGCGCACGCCGAGCACGACGATGCCGTGCATGTCCGCGCCCTTCTTCTCCCCGGTGGCCGGGTCCACCGAGACGATGATGGCCTCGTACTCCTTCGGCGCCTTCTTCGGGTCGATGCGCGAGGCGTTCCAGTTGACGCCCCGGTAGAGCGCAGGGTCCAGGTCGAAGCGCAGCTCGCCCATGAACTCGCGCCGGCCCTCGGGCGTCTCCATCACCCGGCGCACGTAGGCCTCGTAGTCCGGGGCCAGGTTGGCGAGGTTCTCCAGCGTGGAGCTGCGCGCGAGCACCAGGCCCTCGCGGTCGCCGAGCATCTCGCGGAAGAGCACCGTGGGCGCGGGCGTGGTGGTGATGACCATGCGCGGCGGCAGGCCCTGGGCGCGCATCCGCGTGGTGGTGAGGCGGTTGACGACGCGGCACTCCTTGTAGACGGCCACCGCATCGCCCTTCCACGCCACCGGCTCGTCCGCCCAGATGTACGTGTACTGGTGCCCGCGGAACTTGTCCGCGTTCTTCGCAGGCAGCCACGTGGCCTGAGCGCCGTTGGGCCACACCAGCTTGCGGCGCGACTTCTCCACCTTCGGGAAGAACCAGGGCGCGGAGATGGTGAGGATGCCGCTTGTCCCCTCCAACTGGTTCTTCACGATTTCGGAGTAGGTGGGGCCCACGATGAGGATGCGCGCCTCGGGGTCCGCGCGGGCCTCGTCGATGACGGCGGCGGCGCCCGCGTACGTCTTGCCGGTGCCGCGCCCGCCCATGAAGAACCAGGTGCGGAAGTGCGCGGGCGGGCGCTGGACGGGGCGCAGCCAGTACCGGTGCTCGTGATAGAGGAGCACCAGTTCCTGGGGCGTCAAGGCCAGCGCGTTGCAGTGGCCGGTGGTGGTGCCGCCCGCCGCGTGGGCCGCCAGCGCGAGCTGCTGCATGAGGTTGTGGGGGCCGTGGCTGTCCGCCGTGATGACGGGGATGCCGTCCAGCAGCGACTCCCCAGCCTTCGCCACGCCCGCGTCAGTCCCCATCGCCGTCCTCGAGGGCGGGCTCCGGCGGCACGTCCTTCGCTGCCTGGGCCTTCAGGTGCTTGGCGATGAAGGTGGCGAGCTTCTCGTCCAGCTTCGCGCGGGCCTCGTCCGGGGTGATGACCTCGAAGAGGGGACCGTGCGCGTTGCCCGCGGGCGCGGCGGGCTCGCGCGGGATGGTGAAGTCCTTGGGGGCGGTCACCGCCAGGAACCAGCGGGCGCCGCGGCCGTCCATCGTCTTGTCGCTGATGGAGTCCAGCGCGTCCTTCACCCGGCTCTTCTGGAACTCGGCCTGGGCGCGCTCCACCTCCACGACGAACTCGGTGTAGCGGCTGCGCTTGCCGGACTCGATGGCCTCGCGCCCGCGGCGCAGCCAGTTCTGCAGCCGCGCCTCCGTGGTGCCCGCGAGCGCGGCGGCCATGCGCTTCGTGGAGCCCTGGCGCAGCTCCGCGACGATGGCCGTCTGAATCTTGTAGGTGAGGGTGGTGGCGGGCCCGGAGAACTTCGGCGCGCGCTTCCCCCCGGCCGGCTTGCCGGTAGGGGGCTTCGGGTCGTAGCCGCGCGGAGGGGACACCTCCTCCAGAAGGGGCGGTTACGCGGGGACGGCGAGGGCGCGCGCCATCACCCACCGGCCCGGGGCGGGCGTCTTGGCCGCGCCGACCGTCCCCTGCGCCTCGTCGTGCGGGGGCGAGCTGCGCGCGGCGGTGCTGGAGTCGGTGAGGCGCCAGCGGGACGGAGTGGTGGGCGAGGAGGACTCGGGGGTGGGCGTGGTCATCGGCTGCTCCTGGACGGCAGGTGGGACTGCACCAGCCAGAAGGGGCGCCGCTGGCCCGCTGGCGCACGCGGCGCTGGGACGTCCACGGCCCCGGTCGAAGCGACAGGACGCGCCTACGGGCCGCCAGGAATGCGCAGGGCCCCAAAAAATGGGGGGTCGTCTGTCAGTTCCCCTCGGAAAAACGCTGAAGAATCCGCGTCGCAAGATTGCAGCGCTCCGAGCAATCCTTCCGGCAGGCGCACATGTTGGTTCCCCACCCCAGGGGGAGGGGGCGCCTGTTCAATGGGGCTGAAATCCCCCCTGTCCTACATGCACCCGCCTCGTCGTGACCTATATAGGTCACGACGAGGCGGGAGCCGCCCGCCAGTCCCCTCGCGCGCACACCACCTGCCGCACACGGTTGCGCAGGGCGTCCCGGGGCAGCGACTCCCCCAGCCGCGCCAGGAGCTGGGCCTTGCTCGCGGAGCGCAGGCCTCGCGCCGTGCCCGCCTCCTCCAGCAGGGCCAGCAGCTCCTCCCGCCACAGCAGGTGCTGGGTGGCGCCCGCGTTGGGGCTGGGGTTGTCCGCCGCCGGCCGCACCTCCTCCAGCGTGACGCCGTCCGGTCCGGGGTGCGCGAGCACCACGCCCCACCAGTTCGGCACCAGCGTCTGCCCGCGCGCCAGGTGGCGGGCGCCCGCGACGAGGGTGCACCTGTCCAGGACGACGCTGTAGCAGTGGGGCTGGACCGGCAGGCGCCGCAGCGTGTCCGCGTCCGCCTTCACCTCGTATCCGTGGAAGCGGGCCGAGCTGAGCGCGGCCACGTCCACGCGCACCAGCCCGTACTCGAGCCTCAGCTCCGGCAGCACCCGCGCCTCCGGGTACGTGGCCTGGACGAGGCGCACCAGCGGCGGGCGGACGTCAGCGTCGTGCATGCCAGGTGGAAGGGGCGTCCGCGAAGATCTCTTCAGTCCTGCGATCCGGGCGGACCGGGCAAGACGAAGCCCTCGGATGCCGAGGCGTCCGAGGGCTTCAGAAAATCGCGGGACTCGAACCCACACGGGCCGTTGGCCCACCAGCTTGCGAGGCCGGCGCGTCTACCATTTCCGCCAGACTGTCGTAACGACGGTGAAGCTAAGTACGTCGCCGGTGCCCGTCAACGAGGCGTTGGCTGCACGGCTCCCTGGTTGCTTATCAAGGCTGGCACGGGTGGGCGCCTCTTCTCTCCGGCCATGACCAGTTACCCAGGCCGAATGACGGTGACGGACCACGAGGGCGCAAGGTAGGCGCCCTGGAGCCCGTGGCTCCTGTACGACAGCAGCATCCCCCGGTCGCACGTTGATGAGTCGGTGGGCCGCCTGCACCTCGGCTGGTACGGGGGCGCGGATGGCCGGGATGCGGAGGCCGCGCGATGAAGACGCTCGTCGTGGGCCTCTGGCTGGTGTGGTTCCAGGCGACAACGGCGGCAGCCATCGTGTCCCTCCGTCTGCTGCTCTGGGCGTCCGGCATCTCAGCCGAGAGGGCTGGCGCATCGCCGTCGCCTTCGTCGCGCTGGGCGCGGGTGTCCTCACCGCAGCGATGCTCACCACGACGGACGCATTGGAGGAGCAGGCCCAAGCGCTCCTGACCTGGCACGCGGCGCCGCCGACAGTCCATGCCGCACAAGGTGGACGGCCCATGACGTTCTGCACCTGCATCCGCGACCGAGCGCCCATGGAGCTGCCGTGCCCGGTGCCGCAGTGCCCGACCGGCGTGGCGCTCCGTCGCGGCTTCCACGAGGGCGCCGACGGAGCCCGCTTTGCAAGGAAGGTGGTCCCAGGCCCGCCGTCTCGGTGGGTGTGGCGGCCGTGGGAAGCGGGCTCGCCGCGCGATCCTTTTCCTCAGGGGTGACCAGCCCTTCTGGACGAGGCCCCTCCGCACTGCCACAACCCGAAACGCCCACTGGGGAGGCGACCTCTCGTATCTGGCGCAAAGGGAGCGCGCTTTCCGGAACAGAGCCCTAAGATGTCAGGGTTCAGCGGATACGCCTTCTATGAGCCCAATCCGTGTCCGGATAGCATTGCAAATTGCATCAATTTGCGAGGTGAGCTGCTGCTGGCCTTCCAATGCTTTCTGACTAAGCCCCAGATCGAAATCATCCTTCCACTCTCCGGAGGAGTATTTGAAAGCCTCATCGAATGAAGACTGAGTCAGTGCGTGGATCTTCTCGTAAACCTCTTTGGGAAAGAAGGGTTGATTTTCGTTGACAGTCTGCTCCACGATTCTCCAGGCTTTGGCGAATTCTTGGACGCAACGCAGTCTCGTTTCTTTCAATTTTTCAAGCGGCTCGCTCGGGCGCCCAACAGGCTGGAGAGCCCAGATCTTGAGTTTTAGGTCGTGGAGCGCTTTCCAAATCAGCGTGTAAAGTTCAAACTCCTTGGCGAACTGCAAGTTGTGCACCCGATGCTTGCGCGAGTGCTCAGCCTCGATGTTTTTGATGAGAACGTCGGTGCGCTCCTTCAACTCGTGGAGGCGCAGCGAGGACTCGGCCTGCAGCGTGTGCAACTCTCGCTGGATGGCTAACTTCTCTCGCTCAAGAATGCGGTTGGCCCAGACTTTCCCAAGCCAGCTTGATAGTCCGAAGATGAGAGCACCTGCTCCGCCTACGGACAATAGGACCGCGCTCACGAGGTTCCATAGTTCCGCGCTTCTCATGGCCTTCGAATGCCTCCCCGCCTGTGTACCAGCGCAAGGTACCACTCCTCTGCTTCCACTAAGCGGCCGCGAGCACCCGCTGGGAGCGGCCGCCCCTTCTGTCCGGGCATGCCCCCCGTCAGCACCGAGTCCGCTGTCCTCATCCTGGCCGTGAGCCAGCTCCTCGTGCCCCTCCTCAACGGGCTGCTGTCGCGCCGGCAGACGAAGCACGAGTCTGCGGTGGACCAGGTGCCCCTGCTGGTGCAGTCGCTAGGCGCGGTGGCCCAGGACGTGCGCGACATCAAGTCGGAGCTGCGCGTGGTGAATGAGCACGCCGCGATGCTGAAGGTGTTCGAGCTGCGCCTCCGGGCCATCGAGGACTGGATGGGCGCCGCGAGGCCGCAGCTGCACCAGGTGGTGAACCACGTCACGCTGCTGATGGGGGAGCGCTCCTCCCGGCAGCTCCAGCACGCCGCGAACGTGGTGGCCAAAGACGCGGGCCCTGGCCACCCTTAACGCGCGCGCTCAGTCGTCGTCGCGAGGCCCACAGCCACATTCGTCAGGAGCCTCGTCCAACACCTTCTGGACGGCCTCGGCGATGTCCTCCTCGGACTCGAAGCACTCCATTCCTGGGGTGCCGAGTCGCCCAGTCAGCTCGTCAATGACCTCCTGCGGATCCGCATATTGGTTAAGGGCATGCCCTTCCGATGCGCAACGCGTCAGCGCCCCTTGCGCAATGGCGACCTTCGTCACAATCGCCTCTCGCTCCTCCTGCTTCGCCAGTTCGTGTTTGCCAGACCCCATCTGTCCGCTCCTTTCGAGGGAGCGGTTGACTAAGAGCGACGCAGGCAGCGCGCTACCTCTATCGCCATCGCCACGACACTCGCGCCCCTTCTCCGGTGGACACCTCGCAGTCCCCGGAGCCCGCCGTGCCCTCCATTACCTCGCAGCGCACCACGTTCCTGGCCCTCGTCCTGGACCAGATGCACAAGCCCTACCGCTGGGGCGCGAAGGGCCACCACGCGGACGGCTCACGCGTCTTCGACTGCTCCGGACTCGTGACGTGGGCGTGGCACCAAGCGGGCGGAAAGGACTGGCGCGCGACGCACAACACGGACCGGCTGTGGGCGGAGTGCGCGCCGGTGGCGAGCGCGGCGGACCTGCTGCCCGGGGACCTGGTGCTGTACGGCCGCGCGGGCCACACGACGCTGCACGGTAGCCCGCCGACCGACGTGGACCCGGACCACGTCATGGTGCACGTGGGCGCGGGCGTGGTGGTGGGCGCCTCCGGAGGCGGCAGCCGCACGCTGACGTTGGCGGACGCGCTGAAGGCGGACGCGAAGGTGAAGGTGTTCACCCGCTTCGCGTACCGGCCCGACGTGCTGGGCTTCCGGCGCCTGCCCTTCGTCTCCTGACATACTGGAAGCGCCCGAGCCCGAAGAGATGGATGCTCGGGCGCCCTCGCTGCCAACCGCTACTGTTCAAGCAGCATCGACGCTTGGCTGTAATAGACAAGAGACCTGCTGATGGCGTTCTTCGCTCGCCGGGTAGCCTCTCTGTGATCTGTCACAGCACCGGGTTCGACAGTCTTGTCAGATCGATTAAGCAATTCGAGCAGTTCAAGGTCCGCCTTCAGGTCGTCGCGGCGAACTCGGAACTGCTCCAGTCTCTTCTCAGCTTCAGTCATTGTGAACCCCCTTTGGCGCCACTGTATGCAGTGCGAGAGGCAGTCGTCCACTAAGGCGCCACTGGATGTCCGTTACTGCTGGCCGCCGCGCGTCTGCGCCGCCCCTTCTTCGTGGTGCAGCTCAACCCCCAACGGGAGCAACACCATGAAGAAGCGTCTCACCCTGGCCGCGTGCCTTGCGGTCGTCCTCTCCGCGCCGGTGGCCCTGGCCCAGGCGTCCACCGGTGCCAGCTCCAGCGTCCTGGATGCGCTGTTCACGCCCACGGCCATCGGCATCGCGCTCGGCGCCGTGACGAGCGCCGTCGGCCTCTTCGCCGGCGGCACCTGGCTCACCGAGCGGCGCAAGCGGCGCATCGCCCTGGGCGCCTACCACGCCTTCCACGTCGTCGAGGACATCGCGGCCGAGGACCCGGCCGAGAACCTCGTGGACAAGGCGGCCAAGGGGCTGGAGGTCATCGACACCTGGATGAAGGCGAACGGCTGGCGCACGCTCAAGCCCGGCGAGCAGGCGCTGGTGAAGCTCCAGTTCTCCGCGCTGCACGGCGAACAGAAGGCGGAGGAGAAGGTGCAGGAGCAGGCCCTCTCCGTCGCGCTCGGCGCCGTCGCCGCGAAGACGGCCGTGGAGAGCGCGGTCCCTTCGATGCCCCGCGGGTAGCTGTCGCCGCGGGGCTGTCGCGGGTGCTGAGCAACGTTCCGGTGCGGACCGGCTATCTGGAGGCTCAGGCGGGCGCCTCCTCCCTCACGGGCGCCTACGCGCGCCTGGAGGGCGGGGCCCGCCTCCGGGACAACCTCGGCCTCTTCGCCTTCGCCGAGGCGAACGCCCGCGAGCGGATGGCCGGCGCGGGCGTGAGGTGGATGTTCGGATGGTGAAGAGAGGAGGCCCGTCCTGATCATCTGGGACGGGCCTTTCGTTGTGGGTGTCACGCAATGTCTGCGACACGCCTAGTCTCAGATTGGCATCTGCTGAATCAGGGCCTTGAATCCTTCAAAGTCTATCGCCTGCGCCCTGCTGGAGTACTGCGTCATTCGGTTTCTGCATCTTTCGTCTTCTGTTACCAAGTAGTCTGCGCTGGCATCTGTTGCGTCGGCGATAAGTGCATCGTTGAGCTTTTTGGATGTGCCTCTGTGTGTGCGGTAGAGGTTTCCAGAGCCAACACGATCACCAACACGCCCCCCAGCCATGAAAACGCTTTCGCCAATGCGAATCACCGGAAGGGATTTTGCCAAGGCCTCATGAGGAGAACTCTCGATTTCACTCCACAGCGATCTATTGGCTAGGAGTGTCAGTGACTTGTGGTCGATAAGTCGACGAATGCGGTCGACGAGCGCAGTGTCTAGTGCCAGTTTATCGTAGATGTTGCCGTCTAGAATAAATCTCACTTGGCAGTCCAGGTGGGTCGTAAGCGGTTGTTGCTGTGGCGGGAGTCGCAACAGCAGCACAGTATGAACCGACCGAGCAGAAGAAGACAGAGCGGGCAAGCGCGATCAACCGAAAAACGTCTATTCGCTCAACTCGGACTGCTTGAGATACTCCCGGAATTCCTCTGTGCTCCGGACGCGCGTTGCAGTCCAGACGGGCCCCGGGCTAAGCGAATGTGTATCAAGAAGGCGAGTGAGCCGATCCGAAGCCTCCTGCACAGCGCGCACCGTCCCAAGGTCACCGGTGACAAGGATGCTCCGAGCCGTCAATGACAGGTGGGCACAAATGCCAGCGTCCTCCGAGTCGTTCGGGTCTATGGGGAGCGAAGAGGCCGATGCACCTGCCTTAAGCATGTAGTCTCGGGTTCGGGAGATAATGTACGAGGTGGAAAAGTATGAGTTTTCAATCCATGTTCTGATTTCGGCCTCGCTCGACGCCCCATCCCTGCCAGTTCTCTCCCACGAACTCCTAAGGATCGGCCCCGACGACGCGGCTATAAAAAGCTCATCGGGCAGGCGTTTGATTTCATCCAGCGAATACAAGTGCGAAAGGTAATTTGCGATGTGGTGGACCATTTGTAAGAAGGACGCCTTCTGCTCTTGATGGAGTTCTCTCGCTCCCGCTGCAGCTTCGAGAAGGCCACCGCGCACGCGCGCTTGCGTCTCTTCCATGCCGGACGGCAGCGTGGCGTACGAGAGCATTTCGAGAGTTGACTCCACGAACCGGGCTACTTCGTCCGTTGCATCAGTCGTCGGAGCAAACGTCTTTACGGTTCTTGAGTATGAGTCGGGCAGGATTCTTGTGTGTCTTAATTTGAGAATTTGGCCGAGGGTTTCGAAGCCAATCTTCTTCTCTCCGTCGCCTCCGAGGTGTCGGAATAGTTCGGTGAATGAGATTGGAGAGGAGGCAATGTCAATGCCCTTGTTTTTGCCGGCCTCCAGCAGTTTGCTGCTGAGGCTGCGAATGGCAGATGTGTCCAGAATGTATGTTGGCTCGGTCAAAGCTTGATCTTGCATCTGTGTCCCGTGTCGTTCGTTCTTCCATGAGTATTTAGCTCCTTCGCGCCGCTGGATAGGGGGCGCTGTGCGACGGCTTGAGGGTGGGTGGGCGTCACCTCATGCGCTCAGCCTGGGTGCCTTGTGCTTGCCGCGCTGCGGGATGACAAACGCGCACGTGCGCGCCGTCAACAGGACTCAAGTCCGGCACCCGCCGCCCCTTCTGTCTCGGCATGGACAACGCGGCAGGCGAAGACTACGGGCGGTGCCAGGTCCGGCTGGTACTGCCGTACCCGCCCAGTGCAAACGCGTACTGGAAGCCTTCCCGGGGCCGCGGGCTGGTGCCCTCCGGCGAGGCGCTGGCCTACAAGGCGACCGTGGCCCGGCTGGTGGCGGCCACCGGCGCCCAGCCGCTGGCCGGGCCCGTGCGCCTCTCCCTCGCCGCGTACCGACCGCGCCGCGTGGGCGACCTGGACAACACGCTGAAGGTGCTCGGGGACGCACTCAACGGGTTGGCCTGGCTGGATGACGAGCAGGTGGTGGCCATCTACGCGGAGCGCGCGGACGACGCGAAGGCGCCCCGAGTAGAGATCGTGGCCACCGCCGCGCGGCACGCCACGCCGGAGGAGGCCGCTGCCCACCGGCAGGCCCGGGCGGAGAGGGCCGCGAAGGCGCGAGCCACGCGGAACCGGAACCGTGCGGCGAAGGCGAAGGGAAAGGCGTCCCGCAAGAGCCTGGCGAACCTGGCGACGCCTGCGGTGAGGCGGGGCCGGGCGGGTGGCGCTGTCGGGTAGGCGTGGTAGCGGAAAAGACGACGGGCCCGACCGGGGATGACGGTCGAGCCCGTACAGGCCAGGAGCGCTGGGGGAGCACCGCTGGGGACGCCAGTATACCGCCCCTGCGCGCGTGCGCACGGGCAGGAGTTCCCGATGCCCGCCTGTGCCCTTCGTCTTGCCGCTGTCCGCCTTCCTCCGCCCCCGCCCGGCCCGCCGCCGGCCCCCGCCCCTGACGACGAGATGGAGGCGCTGCTGCACCTGCTGCGCGAGCTGCCCGACGGCTGCCCGGAGCAGCACCGCGCGGAGGGCCGCCTCGCGGTGCTGGTGCGGCCCCACCTGGGCCGCGCGGCCGGCGCCATCGCCCGCCGCTGGAAGGTCCCCGCGGAGGACCTGGAGCAGGAGGGGCAGGTGGCCACGTACAGGGCCTGGCGCCGCTTCACGCCCGGCCGTGAGCCCGGACGCTGCCTCTACCCAGCCTACGTACTGCGCCTCGCGCGGCAGGCCATGGAGCGCTACGCGGCGGGGGAGCGCAACGCCGTCCACGTCACGGACCACGCCCTGAAGCGGCTGCGCCGGGCGAAGAAGGCGGCGCGGAAGGAGGGCGTGCCGGTGTCCACCGCGCTGCGCGCCCAGGGCCTGGACGAGGCCTCCATCCTGACGCTCGGCGAAGGCTCCATCTCCACCGTCTCCCTGGATCACCTGCTGGCCGGCGAGGGCGACCGGGACTCCGCGGTGAACGTGGAGACGCGCCTGGGGCTAGTGGACACGACGGCCGCGCGCCACCAGCACGTGGCCGAGCGCGACGCGGCCCTCACCGCGCTGCACCAACTGCCCCGCCTGCAGCGCGTGGTGGCCGAGAAGTTCGCGGGCTACGGGCGTCCTCCGGGCTCGGAGCCCGCGTCGCGGACCGTGGCCCAGGAGCTGCGCCTGTCGGAGGACGAGGTGCTGACGCTCCACAGGCAGGCCCTGAGGCGGATGCGCGAGGCGATGGACGCCAAGGGGCTCGGGCCGGAGCTGCCCGCGCGCGCCGCAGGGAAGCTGCGCCAGCGCCGCCCGGAAGCGCCCCGGGACGTGCGACCGCGCCCGGCGGGGCACGGGGCCCAGCTCGGCTTGGAGCTCCCGCCCGTGGAGTCCCGGCGCCCTTCGGCGTGGGGCGCGTAGGTGCCCACCATCGTTGCGAAGAAGGCGGGCACGTGCACCGCTGCCGGGTGCGGCGGGCGCATCCTCAAGGGCGAGTTCGTGGAGTACTCCGCCGCCACCGGCACGCGGCACCTGGTGTGCGCGAGCGCCGAGCAAGGCAGGCGCCCCAACCTCCGCGCTGGGCGCTGCCAGTGCGGCGCCCAGGTAGCTCCGCGCGAGGGCTCCCTCGTGCTGAAGGAGTCGCCGTGCGACGGGTGTTTCGTGAAGCGGTGGCTGGTGCTGTGCCAACGCTGCCGTTGACCTGAGACCTGGTTGACCAGCAATTGCGGTCTCTAGCCGTTGCCACGCTGCTCGACGTGAGCACGACCAGCGCGCGTTATCCTGAATACTGCGTCATGGGCATAGATATTCCCCTCCAAGAGATCCTTCTCAATCAACTCTGTGAATACACGCCTTTGCATGGCAGCGAGCTTCTCGTTCTCCAAGTCGAAGCGGAAGCCCGACTGGGGGCCGTTCGACTTGTGCGCGGAGTACGCCTCCTGCAGCATCTCTTCTCGGAACGACTTTTCCTCAAGGTTTTGCATGGTCCCTTTCCTGGTTGGATGTGTCGGTGAAACTGAGACAGGCGTCGAGTGCGGTCGCATTCGTGCCTCTGTCTTAGTGGGACTGATCTAGGCTTGAGGGGAGGTGCTGTCTATTCGGGAACCGAAAAAGCCCGTGAAAGTGTTGAGAATAGTGCAGTGTCGACAATCGGGTGTTGACACGTCATCCTGACTTGTTATGCGAAATCCATTGGGGCCGTGGCGCTAGGGACCATGCGCGAGGGCGCTGCTGCTCGGCCTCGCGCGGCCCGCTCCCCATGCTGATGGTCTACGCGATGAGCGCGGGCAGTTCGTCGCCTGGCTTCGGCAGCAGCTCCAGCACGTCCCCTTCCTTCGGCGCGAAGTCCGGGGAGTGGAAGCTGATAAAGATGGGCAGCGAGGCCGTGGGCTCCACGCTCGCCACCTCCGCCGTCGCCTCCGTGCCCTTGATGCGCACGGTGACTCCCTGGTGGACCTCGCGCAGCCCGCGCTCCACCGCGAGGTAAAGCCCGCCGCCCTCCTCATCGGGCGCCACCGCCGTCACCTTCACGGTGATGAGCTGCGCCTCCTCGCCGATGGGCGTGGAGTCGTGCGTCGCCTCGACCAGGGGAGGGACACTCGGTGGCGGCGTGGCCTGCCGCTGCCGCGCGCCACGGAGCGCCTCCAGCTCCGTCTTCGCACGCGTCGTCTCCAAGTCGTCCTGGGTGCGCAGCACCTCCAAGAAGCGGACCTGCGAGCGCAGCGACTTCACCTGCTCCACGAGGGCATCACGCTCCGAGCGCACCAGGTCCAACTGCGTCTCCGCCCGCTCCACGCGGAGGCGGACCAGCACGTCCACCGCCCGCCACGCCTGGCGCTCGCGAGGCGGCACGTCCTCCCATTCCGGCAGCGGGCTGCCCGTGCCGTCATGCCTGTCCAACGCCTCAAGGAAGGCGTCGTGCAGCCGCTTCACTTCGCGCTGGTCGCGCTCCAACTGCCCCAGCCCAATGCCTGCTCCGGTTCCTACGTTCATAGTGCTGCCTCCTACTGGTGGTGCTACGGGTGGACTCGCGCGGAAGCCGCGCGAGGGTGAAAGCGGATGCGACGCTCAGGCCCAGTGGCGGCTGAGGCTCAATGCGTGCCCGCCGCGTGGATGAGGACGGAGCGGGTCGGAACGTCGAGTCGCGAGAGCGCGGACTCGATGAGCGGCAGGTAGTCGTCCTGGACAAGCGCCGCGGCGAACCTGTCCGGCGCCTCCAGGACGAGCATGTCGCCCTCCAGCGTCGGAGTGAGGCGCGTGAGCTGCTCGGCCACGTAGCGCTTGCCGTCCGCGTGGAGCGCGGCCAGCACCTGGCTCCAGGTGGCGCCAGCCTCGGTGGCGGGCTGTGACGGCGCCGGCTCAAGCTCCGCCGGGGCATCCTGCTCCGGCACGTGGCGGCGCCAGACGTCCGGGGCGATGAAGGCCTGGGCTGGGCAGACGGGCCGCCGCGTCCGGGCCCACTCGTCCGCGAGAAAGGCCAGCCACGCGCCCCGGAGCCGCTCCTCGCTGCCGCCGAGGACGGCGAGCGCATCGCGGTACCACGCAGCCCAGCCCGGCGGCGGCGGCTGGGGCAGCGCTCGGGGGTAGGCCACCAGGCGCTGCTCCTGGGTCCAGGCGAAGAAGGCCACCGCCGGCGAGGGCTCGGCGTCGGCCGCCGGTACGCTGCCGACGAGGGGCGTGGCGGCCAGCACCGGGCCAGCGCCGCCAGCAGCAGCAGACGGGGAAGGGGGTAAGGGGGAAGGGGGAGGGGGAGCGGGGGAGGGGGAAACCCCCACAGGGGGAAGGGGACGCGGCTCGCCTCGGACAACGGACGTCACGGTGACGCTTGGTGACGTCACGGTGACGGCTCGTGACGTCACAGGCGTTACGGTGACGTCACGGTGATGCTCGGTGACGTCACCAGTCGTCACGGTGCTGGCCTGTGACGCTTCGCGCGCCTCGCGGTAGCGGCGGGAGCGGATGGCGCCCGGGCTGTTCGGGTCGCCACGGCGGGAAGGGGCGGCCACGTCCGACCTGGTGGTAGTGGCGGGCGTGGCCTGGAGGGCGAACAGGTCCGCTAGGAGGGCCATGGTGCGCTCGTAGGCGGCGCGCTCGCCTTCCGCGCGTGCCTCGGCGCGGATGCGCTCCTCGCGCTCGCGCGCCAGCTCCGCGCGCAGGCGTTCCATCTCGTCGTTCGGCTTCGGGCAGGTGCTCATGGTGTCGTGTCCAGGGTGAGCTCGGGGCAGCTGGCAGGCGGGACGGGCCGGTCCACGCAGTTGGCCAGCGCGGCGACGCCGTGGCGACAGGTGGGCCAGGGGCACAGGTGGGCAGCGCGCACGGACTCCGAGGCAGTGCGCGGCGCGTGGGGCGACGGCCTGCCGTCGTCGGTGATGGCGTCACCCAGGCGAGTGGCCCCACAGTGCTCGCAGCGCACGGCGGGCAGGCGGCAGCGGTTCATGGGGAAACCCCCTCGGCGCAGGTGTGCGGAGGGCAGCCAGGCGCGGTGCAGCGCCAGGCCCGGCACGTCCGGCACAGCGTCATTGCGCGCCGGCACGTGCACATGCGCAGGACGCGCTCGCGGAGGGAGGAGGGCTCACGGCCGCCAGCGCGCGCGGCTCGGGCCTCGTAGGCGGTCCAGCGGGCTCGGTCCGCCTGGGCCGCAGAACCGAAGGAGAGACGCACGCGGGCGAGCACCGGCGCGGGCATCTCCCACAGCACGTCCGCGGGACCCGGCTCGCAAGCGATGGGCTCCGCGAGCTCCACCACGTCCTCCAACCACAACCCCGCCGGGCCCACGTACCAGCGCGACTGCCGCTCGGCGTCCGGCCACAGCGACACCGCGGCGACGCGCGCCACAGCCACCACCGCGCTGGTGGGCACCTCTCCCGCACGCGGGGCCGCGACGCCCGGTCCGTGCCAGGAGGCCATCCACTCGGCCAACTCCGACACGTACTCCGCCGCCGCGCACACCGCGACGTAGGCGCCCAGCACGTCCGCAGACGGAGCCCGGTGCAGGTTGAGGACCGGCGCGTTCCGGACCCCAACGCTCCACGCCCAGGGCTGGGGCACGGTGGCGCCGAAGATGGGGACGCGCATGGGGGCGTCGCAGAGGCTCATCGCGTCCCCACCTTTCGGGCACGCCGCGCTGGCTGCCTCGCCGCGCGGCGCTCGCGGTAGATGGCGCCCAGGTGCTGCGCGAGGAGGGCCACCTCCTTGGGGGTGTTCTGCAACTCGTTCCACCGGCGCGTGCCGGAGGGGAAAGCCCAGGTGCCGGACGTCCAGGCGCAGGCGTCGCGCACCAGCGCGAGCTCGCGCTCGAAGTCGCCCTGGATGGGCGTGGCGTTGCCCTCCTGCGCGAGGAAGTGGCAGGCGGCGTCCATGAGAAGAGACAGGGCGCGCACCCCCGCGCCGTGCGAAAGGCGCGACTCCTTGGGCTGCCGGGCCCAGGCGTCCGGCCAGGTGCTGGCGACGGCGGCCCACCACGCGGACACGCGCGACACCATGGCGTCGACGCCCGCGCCCGTGCGCTCCAGGTCGTATAGGGTGCCGTCCGCGAGGGAGTCCTCCAGCGCGGACAGCAGGGACGTGTCCTTGATGACGGCGCTGAAGTGCTTCCCTCCAGTCTTCCCGGTGGATCGCGGGCACGTCTGGGTGATGACGAGGCCGCGCAGACTGCTGCCATCATCCAGGTTGAGGCGGGCCAGGATCTGCGCCGGCAGGCGCTTGCGCTCCAGTGCTGCGGGCAGCGCCGCCGTCGTGCTGGGCAGCAGTTCGTGGATGAGCCCCTTGGGCAGGGGCTTCGTGGAGTTGACCAGGATGAACTGCTCGGCCTGCTGGCCGACCGTCTCCGCGACGAAGCCGGTGCACGCCAACGGGAAGGCCGTCACCGACGCGTCACGCACGGCGGCCAGGCGCTGCTGGCCGTCCACGATGAAGCCCGGAGCGTCCGGTGCGTCCGGCGCGGTGGCGCGCGGGATGACGAGGTGCCCGTGGCGGGCGCCCTCCCCTTCCCCGGGCAACGCCTCGAAGCGCACGCGCGAGTCGAAGGCAAGCACCACGGCGTTGGGCACCAGGGCTCCCGCGCTCTCCATGTACTCGCGGATGGCCGTCACGTGGGCGAGCACCTCGGGGCGCTGGTAGCCCTCCAGGACGCCTTCGGTGCGACGCACGCGAGATACAGTGGCGAAGGAGGGCACCTGCTTGCCGTCCACCGCGAAGAGGTAGAGGCGCCGGCCGGAGGGCTGCTCCACCTCCAGCGCGGGCAGGCGCAGCGGAGCCCGCGCCGCCACGCGCATCCGGCTCGCCTCTGCGAGGATGCGCAGGCGCGCGCCCTGGGTGGCGCCCCTGAGCGGCTCCACGAGCGTCCACGATTCGAGCTGGCCGGCGGCGAGCGCATCCCGCAGCGGCTCCGCGTACGACCGACCCGCATAGACGAGCAGTTCGACGGTGTTGGCCGGGTAGCGGCGCGCGAGCGCCTCCACCACCTGTCGACCCCAGGCGGCGCGCTCCTCCCGCCGCATACCCCGGAGGGCGACGTCGTAGGGCTCCACCTGCTCATCGAGAGGCACTAGGCCGTGGAGGGCCGACACCACGTAGACGTGCGGCGTTGTGGCCTCCGCCTCCGCGAGGTGCGCGCGGAAGAGATTGCCGGTGTAGAGGTCGCGCGCCGTGGCGTGGTCCTTCAGCTTCGCCTTGCCGCAGCCCACGAGAGCAACCCGACAGATTTCAGGCACGGGCGTCCTCCGTCTGGACTTCAGGGCCGCGCACCCCGCGGAATAGCTCGCGCTCGGTCATCCCGGCGCGCTCCGCAATCCATGCGGTGGTGCTCTGCTTCGCGATGATCTGCGCCTGGGTCGCCTCGCACGTGCACGTGACGCCCGGGCAGAACACCTCGTCCTTGGCCTTGAGGCGGTGCCCCTGCGTCTTGTGGCCGCACTCGCCGCACCGGTAGACGGCAGCGCGACGCACCAGCTCTTCGGGGCTGTCCGCCAGCAGGTCCACCGCCATGCGCCCGCTGCCGAAGCGCACCCACCACTTCCCGTTCGGCTTGCGCCCCCGGAAGCGGCCGCCGCGCACGGCGCGCAGGAGCGTCTTCACCTTCAGGTACTCCGCCACCATCCGGTCCAGCTGATGCCAAATGGATTCAGCCACGGGACACCTCCAGCTTCGCGGAGAGGCCACCGGGCAGCACGCGCAGCACGGGCCGTCCGGGCTTGGGAGAATGAGGAGCGGACGGCTCGGCGCGGTCCACGAGGTCCAGGACGGCAGTGACGAGGCGGAGGATGCCGAGCGCGACGAGAACGCCCGCGAGCATGAGCAGGTCACGCATGGGCAGCCTCCTCACAGGCAGCGGCGCGGACCTGCTGCCGCCAGGAGGCCTCCCGGTTGCGCGCCTCGCTCCACAGCTCGCGGCAGCGCTCGCTGCTGCACGTGCCCGCCGGCACGTCGGCTCGCTCGTGGTACACCTCCGCGAAGGAGCGCGGCGCCCAGCAGACGGCGCAGCCGCCGAGCTGCATCAGCTGCGCCTCGTCGTGGAGGCGCTTGCGCAGCAGTCCCAGGTGCGCCGCTGGCGTCGTGTCCAAGAGGAACGCCACGGCCGTCCGGCGCATGGCGGGAGTCGTCAACAGAGGGGTCTGAGCGGGCGGAGGAAACGCCGCCGCCGCGGCGCGGAACTGCTCGACGGTGACGCTCACGCGCGCCTTGCCGCGCACGTCGAGCACGATGACGTGCCCCTGCGTCTGGGCGTCGTCGGCCTCATCGCGCAGTTCCAGGGTTGCACGGGCCCAGTCCACCAGCGGGCGCACCGCTTCGACCTGCGCTCGGAGCGCGACCAGCTCGCGCTCCAAGGTGTCCACGGCGGTGGACGCGGCCGCACTTGCAGCCTTGCGGCGGCCACGTTTGGCACCACCGGCAATGAGCCCCAGCGACTGCCGGATGACGGTCGTCAGCGCCGTGCTCACGGGGCGCCTCCGTTGTCACGGAACACCTGCACCTGGACGTCGAGAGTCCTCAGCAGCTGGCCGGGGACGGCCTTGCGCTCTCCGAAGGTGTCAGCAAGGGCGCGCACCAGCGCATGGACATCTTCGATCTGCTGCCGGAGGCGTACGGCCTCGTTCACGGCCTCCGGCAGGGCGTGCTGCCAGCAGGCCATGGGGGGCTGCCCGCCCATGGTGCTGGCGCTGCACACCGCGCAGCCGGGAACCATCGGGAGTGAGCGCCGGAACGCCGTCACTGCATCGGTGTCCACCTCCTGGGGCGCGGCGAGTCCGGTCTGCCGGGCGTGCTCAATCGCGCTGAGGACGTCGCGACACTCCGCGGCGTCCAGCTTGAGTCCGCCTCCACCACCGCCCGCGACATAGGACAGGGGTGAGCGGAGTACCTCACCCAGCGGCCTTGGTGAGGCGTCCGCGACCCTGGACGGTTCAGCAGGACGCTGGACGGTCCGGGCTGGGGATCGAGACGTACGTGCCAT